TTACACCAACAACACCATTATTTCTATTTGCGTTCAACACAACTTTAGTGTTTTGACTTGAAACTTCGTCTGCTTTGAAATATACAATACGTAATTGTCCATATCTACCTTGGAGCACACCCTCACCAACACCCAATTGACCGTTACCTCCAATGATACGAATAGCAACTGAAGTGTAACCTATACCAGGATTTGTAACTGTAATTGATTTAATTTTGCTGTTAACGATAGTAGCAAATGCTTGAGCGCCCGTACCATCACCCACGATTTCTATTGTAGGTGTACCAGTGTAGTTGATACCTGGATTGGTTACAGCGATTGATTCTAATCCGGTGTAAGATGACGGAATTTCTTCAAAATAACACACACGAGAAACTCCATCTTCATCTATCATTGTAAAGTTTGGAGATGAATAGAAGTTGTCTAGTGTTGTACCTTGCTGTAACTCAACACCAAAATCTATAACGTAGCTATCGGAATTAATTAAATCTGGTAAAAATTTCTTACTGATGAACACATCCAAGTCGTTGGATAGAATAGCACCACTAAATCTATCGATTGCAGTTTTCATACCAGAAGACTTAAATATATTATTAAATTGATTTAGTTCTGTATCACAATACGTTTTGATAGTGTTGATAACACCGGTCTGTAGTGTTGCTGAATTTGTTGCTGTTTTTGCTGGATCGTAATAGACTTTGCTAACCAACTTTAGATAGTTATAATCGACGTCCACGACTTCTGGAGTGACGGTCATCACACTAATAGGCTTAATAATTTTATTAACTACAAAATCTTTTTCTGTTTGAGTTACTTCAAAACCTAATTTAGGTTTGGCTGAGATAAACACTTTACCAAAAATAGGGGGATCGTTTTCCTCACCACCCCAAACGTTTACAGCTTCAAAAGCTGGATATTTTTGTTGGATTAGACGAATGTAATCATTTTTAGTAACAGCACGATTTTGTGACGTTAAAGATAACGGTGCTGCGTACTTAATCTCATCGACAGTTTCACGAATTGCACCACCAGAAGCGGCGCTAGTTGAATTAATTGATATTGTAGAATATCCACCAAGTGTTGACGTTATAGTGAAGTTATTTGCTCCATTTGGAGTAGAACCACTCGTTACCAAATACGTTGCGGTAACTATTGCACCATCAGGTAACTTCTTACCCACGACATCATCACCAAAGAAAATCTGATATTTGCCGTTTTTACCTTCTTCTAAAAAGTATACAGCATCTGTTTGAGCAACATTAATAACTTCAGTCGCTTTATTATAAACAGTAATTTGTGTATTACTCGATGATGGCCTTACTGTTACTTTTAAGGTGCTAGTGTCGATATTAGCGTCTTGCAACACAAATAACTGTGTAGGATTACTTGATTGATTATGAGTGTAGTTATAAGAAACTAACTCGCCCTCATAAATTGGCAATGAAGTAAAAATAAAATTATTACTCGTCTTTGATACGGTTACATCATCAAGAGCTATGAACTTGTATGAACGACCATCTATTAGATTAGATAGAAACGCTTGACCCGTTTCAATCGTCAATGAACCAGAATTTGATGAACCTGAGTCTACAGAAACGTTAATTATGGCTTTAGATGATTTTGTAGAACGTGGTGTGTAACCCATTTTTTTAGCATGAGATACAACAGAGTTACGTAATAAGGCAGTGTCTAAGAAAGATTCGTTTGCAACCATGTTTACATAATACGAATTATAATGCGTATTGTATGCTAGAATATCTAATAGAACATTTAAACCAGACCCCTCAAAATCGTAATCGACGAATTCAGATTGTTGTTTTAAAAAGTTCTTTAGATTTGTTTTAATGGAATCGAAATCTAATTCCGTTACCTGAAGTCTATCTGCCATTTTATCTTACTCGATTTAACGTGAAATTAATTGTTATAGGTTCTGTTCTTGATAATATATAAAACTCCATATTTAGATTGTACGCGTTGTTATCTATATCTGGCGTTGCGGTCAATCTAGATATTCTTGCTCTTGGTTCGTATGTGGAAATTACTTGGGTAATCTCTCTTTCGAGAGTAGCTGCTGTAATCTTATCCATATTCTCAAACAACAATGCTTGAACATTTGAACCAATATCTGGTTGAAATGGTCTTTCGTAGTGCTTGGTTAAAATTAGATTTTTAATAGAGTTGATAACCGCAGTGGCATCAACGTGTTTGTTGATGTCGTTTTTGATTGGATGCTTGGTAAAATTCAAGTCCAAATCTTTATACGTCTTATTTACTTGTGTTGATATAGTAGCCATGTATTATTTATGCGTTAATTCGAGATAAAAGTTTAGGTGTGCCTATAAATTCGTCTACTAATTTTTCAGCAGTTTCACCCATTCCAGTGAATATTAACAACGAGTCCATTTCATCTAAAACTATATTTGCGTTTCTAAAATAGTTGATATCGTGATTCGTTCTTGTAGATAAAACAGAGTCGATAGTAGTAACATTACTGTATATCGTTTGCAGTGTGGATTCCGATAGATTCGAAGTCAGTATATTGTAAGTGTTTGGAAATATACCACCAACAGTTATAGTTATACTATTTTTAATAATTTGTGGATATGTTTGTGCTGTGACGACTAAACTGCTCAAGTTAGCATCGATAAACAAACTAGTAAAACTACCCATAATAGGAGCATTGTTCTGTATACCATCCGACTGGTTTGTTAAATACATCACGCTTTGTCCCGTAGACATTGCTGTAACATAGTAAGGATATATCGCGTCTTCTTCCACAGCACCTAATGGTGTGACACCAGATATCTTATTAGTGTGCTCTATGAATAAATCTGTAGCGCCATTAGCGGAAGCTAGGTTAGCCGATAATGCATAAATTTGGTCTAGTAAAGTAGAAGTTGCGCCAGATGTTCCATTAACATTAAAAGTATTAGAAGCTATCAAACCAGAAACTGTAATGATACTGTTTGCGACATTTGAAACTGGATTTTTGAAGTATCCACCAACAGCATTATTAGCAATGTCGGCTTCTTGCCATGGCTCTAAAAATTTAGGTACTGTATTTAAATAGCTAGTTACTGTGTTAGACAGTGCTATAATGTTATTTGAATCTGTGTAATCAAATCCTAATCTCGCAAATATTCCGCTCATAATTTTCCTTTAAATCATTTTCAATTTAGGGGGTCCGGTCACGCCTTTTGGTGCTGGATGAATGTGTGAATTATATATTCTTTTATTAACTGTATCTGTCATCATAACAGCTCTCATAAGACCAAAGTTGCCAAGAGGTGAATTGACAGAAACACCTGCGTTAACAGTTGCTAGGGCATAAACTGAACCTGGAACTGCTGCTGGAATACCAACAGATAATCCGCCAAAAACAGAAACAAAACCAAGAGGACCAGCATTGACACCAGTGCCAGCATCAACACGAGTTAGTGATGTTATCTTATCTGCTGTTAGTTCGCCTGCAATAGCTAAATCGGAATTGATGTAAACGTGGTCGCCAGTTGATATTGTAATGGATCCCAAAGAACCTGAGTTCGCACCTATTGTCATATTGTCTTCAGATAAAATCTTAGTTTTACCCTTTACTATCTGAGTGAGATTGCCTCTTATTTCTTGCTCAACGTCACCATCAACTCTTTCGTATTTGTTACCCTTAACATGCATTGTCGCATCACCCTCGATAGTGATATTACAATGACCTTTAATTAGAACATTTTTATCTTTAGTAATAATCTCATATCCATCACCAACGATTTTAGTAACTTGAGTTCCATCAGAGTGAGTTTCTGTAAATGTACCTGACCTATGATGAAGTCTGACTCTTTCTCTGGTTGGAGTGTCATCCATCTCAAAGAAATGACCAGACTCAGTTTGTGTTATATTATTATAAGGATATAGTGGTGGATTATCTACCGTAGCTTGCGATTCGGGTTCTGTCCATCCTTTATCAAAATCAGGTTTTGTTGTCATACGATTCTCAAGGTAATCTAGCTGTTGCTGATGAATATGTGTTGTTTGTAACTATCGTGGATGAGTTAGACGATGTTGAAATGAAAGACGCAACCAACGAAGCTGATGTTGCTATGTCTGCTGAATTTGCAGGAGTAACAACAGCAACCGCTAGTTGTGCTGGAATAGTAATAATATCTACGCCACTTTGAATTATGCCTTCAGTGGTTGTTCCAATCTCACTCAAAGTATCCATAAGCTCAGTTATATCAGTGCTTTCGCTTAAATCTTCTAATCCAGGTATCGTTAACATATCCCCTAAAACAGAACCAACCGCACTAATAAAATTAGTCAAACAATCAGCAACTACTCTTAATATTTTAGCTGGTAAACTTAATATGTAATGAATCATAGCAGAAACTTTTCTTGCGTAGTCCAATAACACGGTTTTTATATCTGATATTTCTTGTAGTATATCTTTTATGTATTTTAATTCTCTTAGTAAGGCTTTCGCTAAAGAAATAGCCTTAGATACTTCTCCGCTTGGTTCTAAACCTAATGCCGCTATCAAAGCTCTAATAGCTTTTCTAATTTTATCCATTAACTGACTAAATTCTAATCTAGCAAGTGCTGTGTTTTTTTGTAACTCTAATGTAATATCACAAACGTGGGATAGATTATCGTTTGAAACTGCAATACCAGTTCCTTCTACCTTACCGCGAGCTGTCGGTGGTAATGAAGGTTCTCCTTTAACATCTGCAATAATATCAGCGGGTAGTTGAGGTGCAGAAGCTATCTGTTCAGAAGTTCTTCTATCACTGAAACCAGATTGTGGGATAGGACTGTTTATTGTTCTAATACCCTGTGATATAATACCAGGATACACACCAAATATTACTGGTTCTTGAGCATTCTGCCCATCTAAAAAGAAACCAGATACCCACTCACCCTCTTTAATAGAACCGAAAGTTCTAGGACCAGTAGGCGGTTGTATTATTTGTGCCCACGGTAAAGCATCGACTGGTATAAGATTGACATCAGCATCGTGCCAACCAATAATACGTACTCGACATCTACCCAACTTCAATGGATCCTGTCTGTCTTCTACGACACCAGTGAACCAAACAAAGCCATTTAATCCTGCAAAATCAGTTGACATTATGCTACCTGTTGAGACGAGCTTTGATAAACTGCGTCTTTATTTGATGAGTCTGTTACAGCTTCAAACACCACTTCATGCTTGTCGTATTTAATTATGTGTCTAGTTGCAACTATTAGATACTTACCAAACAACGATTTATCTAGTTGATCTGTTGAGCTTTCGGAAGTATCTCTTTCTGCTCTTTTTGGTATATTCAATATTACATTTAAACCTGAAGTGATATTAAAGTTACCGGGTAATACTACTTGAACTCTCTGACTATATAGATTTTGAAATATAGCTTGTCTTTGCATTACATATCTATATGTATCATCATCGTTATTGATGGATGCTGGGTCGTTTGTTTTAACGTGGTCCAATAAACTTCTATCAGAACTATAATGATACAATGTTTTTTTAGAATTGAACGACTCTGTATTCAATTCCCCGTTCTTATTTGATATTACAGATAAGTTTTTTGTTTTGTTTCCATGGCTCATTATGTCGTAATTGTCACTATACGATACGTCTAGTTGGCCAACACTACGAGAAACCAAATCAAAACCAATAAACTTTCCAGCGTAAACACCAGCTCTTGTATTTTGAATAAAGTCAAACTGAGATACAACTTTAACATTTCGCGCTCCCCATATCTCTTCCGAGATATCCTCAACTAAGTTTTTTGGACTAAAGTTTACGGTTCCAATACTTCTTGCTGATAACAATGTCGATAAAGTTACAAAATTAAAGCCCAGCTTATTCTCAAAGAATACAAAGTTTGGCGATCC